CTTATCAAAGCTGACCCGATTGCAATGGATTTATCCCCTTACGAATGCGAACGCCTTGAAAGGTTCCTCCGCGACCCGCAGAAGGAGCGTCTTCTGGAGTACGACCCGGACGACCCGTTTTATCGGAATATGTTCAACAGGGGATTGATTGACCGCGAGGGACTGACTGAACTGGGACGAAAGGCTATGGAACATTACATTTCCGTGCGTCAACCTCGGATACGGGTTGGTTTGTCTTCTTAACCAACTGTGTTATACTGGGGGTGTTCACATAAAAAACAGTCGAAAAGACCACCATCCCGATTCGGAGTAACAACAATGCATAGCCTATACAAGACCGCAGGTAAATGCACTCTCAACCGAAACAAAGTGCGTTACCCCAACCAAAAGGAAGCCCAACTCGCCTTGGCCGTCATCAAAGGACGAGGCAATCCGAAACACACTGAGAAACGCGCATACCATTGCCCCGTCTGCCACGGATGGCATCTGACTAGCGCCGAAACCGTTAATGATACAGTCCTGTCCGGGAGTGTGCTCCAACACACCAATCCAGACGCGTTCGACACAGGAATGAAAGCGTTCCTCTCTGGTTCCAAACGCGGCAAATATTCCGCAAGCAAAGCCAGCCTGACCCGACGTGTCCGACATTTGCTCCACTTGTTCGCGGCTAACGATATTCCGAAGGACTCTTGGGACAATCCATGGTTGTGGGCAACTCTTAGATTCCAAGTCATGTGGAGGGGCGGAGACCAGAAGGCCGAACAGCTTCTATCCACTTCGAAGAAAACGGTCAAAATGGCGGGCGACATGCTCACCGAAGACAAGGAGCCGTTCCTTCGCGTGGCTGAAACCCGGAAGGAAGCACAGAAATTACAGAATACACCACTACCGGCATGGTTGGCCGTCGCACTGATGTCCGACAAGGGAAAGGAGCAGAAAGTTTGAACGAAAACGAACTGAAAGAAAGGGCCGTCCACTCATTGCTCCAATCGAAGCTTGGTAAAGTCGCCCCGGCGGAAGCGTTCGTCATCGGATGGCGGAAAGGCTGGGACGAGGCTATCGACATGGCTTTGGAAATCCTTCGCAATGAACTCGATAAAGATGGCGAGGACGAATCGTGATTTGTTCCAAATACACATGCATGTTGTGCGGAAGAGTCACCGACTTGGACACCGGCTACAAGTACATCATCTCCGTCGTCCAAACAGGCGGTCACGGTCGATGCTCATACGCTCGAACATTGGTCATCTGCCAGCATTGCATGCGCACGCATAAAACCGTCATGACCTTGCAACGCAAATCCTTGAATGAGGAAAACGTTCTTGAATTCCACAGGCCACCGAAAACCCGAAAAACGTCCACCAAGAAAACCGGCGAGAAGAAAGGCTGAACCGTTTTATGGACACCAGTGAAAAGCAGATTATCGGAGAGAACGCCAAATACGTTTCCGACACCATCCCGCAGGAGACCAAGGATGGGCTTCGCGCCCATTTGAAGCCCGGATACGCCATGCCGGACGGCACCCATTATGCGACCGGCAAGGATTACACGGAGTTGATGCGCAATCTGCGCAACATCCAATACTGTGGCTGTCCGCTCTGCCACGACACGCAGTCTGGGCTGAAAACCATTCTCGCAACCAGCGGCATGACCGTCCGTGAGCTTGCCGAGGAAATCGCATGCGACGAATACGATTCGTATTCCGTTGACGAAATCCGCGACCTTGACCCGGAACAGTTGAAGCCGGTGGACGAGATTGTCGAGGATATCAACCGTTGGAGCCACGACCAGCGTGCGCTCGAACACGCTTCCTTCGGCACCGTCAGGCTTCTGTCCGTCTACTTGAACGTCAGTCTCGACCAGATGTACGACGAATTGGATTATCAGACGCTCATCTACACACCATGGGAGGAGGACTCCCACATTTACGGCTATGTGACGGTCATCCGTTACAAGGATGGAAAGTATGAGGTGGATGTTCCGGAATGCCGCTACCAGTGCGACGAAACGTATTGGAACGCGCGTCGCAAGATGGAAGAATCCAACACTCCCATCACGTTGGATGTTCTGCGTAGCGAACCGTGGAGCAAGGAGCATCGCACTCCCGTGGCATTGCCGGAACAGTATCGTGGCAAACAGTATCATCTGGGAGGTCATTCCAGCCTGTCGGCTTTGCTGGACAAGCTGGCCTCACATGATGTTCCGGTGGACGAAAGGGTTCTTATCGCCCTCGAACTGGAGGAACAGTTCCCGTTGCGGTTGACCCCACTGTCTGACAAGGACTGACATTTTTTCGGGGAGGAGCCGATACCGGCTTCCCTCCGCTTACTGTTAGAAAGGAAAACCTGATGGTTAGAAAAATGGTGAGCGTTCAAAAGATTGAGGGAGTGTATCCCATTGAGAACGCAGACCGTATCGAGAAGGTTCGCATTGGCGGATGGATTGTCGTAGTAGGCAAGGACATGGGATTAAAGCCCGGCGACCATATGGCATATTTCGAAATCGATTCCATGCTTCCAGCCAACGACCCACGCTATACGGACTTGCAGAAGCGTGGTCAGCGTACCGTTCCCGTGTCCAACACGATTACCGGCGAAGAGAAGGAAATCACCGGACACGTGCTACGTACCGCGCGACTGCGCGGAGTGTACAGTCAAGGACTAGTCATGCCGCTTTCAACGATTGGCGTACCGGAGGACACTCCCATCGGCACTGATATCACCTTACAGGCGGACGTGTGGAAGTATGAAGAACTGCCACCATTGAAAGGCGGTGACATGATTGGCGCTTTCAACGCGCCATGCTCCAAGTCCGACGCCACACGAGTGCAGAATCTCACCGCGTATTGGGATGAAATCAGGCGGATTGCGTGGACTCCGACCGTGAAGGTGGACGGCACCAGCACCACAATCTACCGTGATATGGATGATACGGTTCACGTCTACTCTCGCAATTGGGAGTTGAAGCCGGAATGCACGAACATGCAGGTGGCGGTGAAAACCGGATTGGTTGACGCGTTGGAGAAAGGCATGGTCTGCCAGTTCGAGCTGTGCGGCCCAAGTGTCAACGGCAACAGGTTGAAGCTGGCGTCCTATCGTCCATTCGTGTTCGCCGTATGGCGTGACAACATGAAACTCGACCGTAGGGATTGGCCGAAAGCCATGCTTGACAACGCCGTCCCACTGTTAGACGAGACCGAGTGGAAGCCGACCGGCGATGTGATGGACATGATTGCCAAAGTGGATGGTCTGAGAGGCAACGTGACCCGCGACTTGTTGGACGAAGGAATCGTCTGGCATGCGAAAGCGGGCGAACGGTTGAGCGACGACCTGTACAACGAGCTTGGCAGCAACCGTTGCTTTAAAATCATCAACAACAAGTATCTGACCAAGCACGGTCTTTGATGTCGAATAGGGGTCTGGGCTTACTTTTGTGTGCAGACCCCTGTTTCGTCTTTCATATCATTCATGTCTTGTTATACTGGGGATGTTTACAAACGCCGGATGAAACAAAGAAGTGGCGAATTGAATATCTCCAACATGTCGGAAGAGACGATAGAAGAAAACCTACCCGACCTGTCCCCGCATTTGGAGGATGGGTTCAGTCTCAGACAGCTTGAAATACTCCACGACTACGCGGTGGAAGCTTTCAAGGCTGGAATCGAATACGCCAACAATACTCGAAAAGGAGCTATAGATTGACCGATAGGAAACCGTGGGTCATTTCCATTCCACCCGTCAAATGCCCCGATGACATGACCGGCATCCCTAACTATTACATTCAAATATGGGAAAAGTACGTCGGCAAAGTCAAGCCGGAAGGTGGAGACCGTGAGGATTGGATTGAAACCTGTTCCCGACTCTACTGGGGCGTCCGCAATCTAGGTGAGGACGCCATAGTCCGAGTGCATGGGAAAACCGACCTCGACTCGAAGAGGCTAATCGGATTACCGCACTTCGGACAAGTGTTGAACATGCCGCCAATCGACCAATATGCAGACCCATCTCATGCCGACCGTTACGCCATCAATCCCAACGTGCGCATGCTCATGCATCGGAAGACGAAACTCAGTTCCATCTACGAGGATGACATCAAACATGCGTTCGCTTCTCTTATTAAGGACGGTGTCTCGTCGTTCTTCATCAAATTCATGAACCAAGCCAAACTGCTACCGAATTTGAAAATCTCCGGAACTAATCTTGACGAGCTTGAACAGCAGGTGCAGGAGTGGGGAGGTTGGGCGTTTGTTCGTGCGGATGATGACCCGAATGCTCTGCTTATTCAGGAGAATGTCGATATCCAATACGAGTATCGCATGTTCATGGTCGGCAACCAGCCTGTCTGCGGCGCTGGCAATATCGGATTGAAAACACCAATCGACAACATGCATACGAGATTCGACCCTCAAATGCAGAAGCATCGTGACGACACCACCGTTAAGAATGTTGAACTCAGACCGGAATTGGCGGAACGATACCGTGAGTTCGCCACGCGAGCCGGACGCATGTTCGCCCACTGCGGTTACGGCGCGTACACGCTCGACCTGTGTCTTATCAACGGTGAAGTGTCAATCGTGGAACGGTTTGATGAATTCCGGACTGTTCGCATTGAACATGAACGATTTGACGAGCGCGTTGCGAGTCAATTGGAAACAGTGCCTTCCCCCGGTTCTGCTTGAAACGGCTATCTAAAAAGAGAGGAATAATATTGGAAAACGAAGAAAAAGAATGCCCCGCATGTGCCAGATGCGAGGTGTCGTTATCGGATTATCCGAACTGGTGTCGATGCAACAGTTCAGCACTCCGCGATTGCGTCAATCGGCTCAACAATTACGATGCTGGAATCGTATTCGGGATGCATTTCGGAGACCCGGACTTCGTACTGGAAGGCGACCCTAATCCAGCAAAAGAGAACATTCTGTTCTTCAAAGCGGATAAAAAGTACGTTTATCTGGAATTCCTCACCATGGGAGACGAGAACGCTCCGAAAGAGCATATTCCAATAGTCCGAATGTGCAAACCCTGCGTGGCTTTCATGGGGGAATATTTTTGGAGCAAATATCTTCCGAAAGAGTTTTGGGAAGGATACGAGCAAGCGGTGTTACACACTCTGAAAAGGCTGGTGGACGACCCCAGTGTCGAATCGGACGCCGACCTGATTAAGTATGCGAGAGAAATCGTCCACGGCGACATGCTCATCGACTGGTAGTGTCTGTTGGCTTGTTTTTAAGGAGCGCGTTTTTGGACACGCTCCTTTCTGTTATCGACTTTGACTATCCGTTTTGTGATGCGCGAGAAAAAACTATGTACTATCACGTACTATACTGGGATTATCTACATAGAGAGGGAGTATTTTTGAGACCACAATCAGAAGACACCGGGGAACTCACCACCGTCATCGACCCCGCGTCCATCACACGCATGGCGTCCAGCCATCCAGACAACAGGGAGACCACCATGTATGGCAGACATGGCAAGCATGACGGTAAGCCGCCAAAAATCAAAAGGTCGCGGACTAAAACAGATAAACCCAAACATCCCATAGAACAGGTCATGCCAATCATCATGCTTGCCGTAAGTATCGTTTTCTTGGTGGGGATGGTTCCGATTCTCTGGCTTATGCCGGTTTCGGAACCAGAGGATATGATTGTCCGACCTATTCTGACTGGCTTGATTGGTGTGGCGGCGGTTTCCGCCGACATTCCGGCTTGGATATATTTCGCCCGTTGGCGTCGGAATTTATGTAAAAGCCAAATTTGAAACATTTCCTTGTTATACTGGAATCAACCACATTCAAGCAAAAGCAAGGAAAACACATGCCTAGAACCACACTGGCCGATGTCGCATCCGACTACGTGCGCAAACACCAGCACGAGCGACAATGCCGACAACTCGACTCCAACAGCCGGGTCACGCTCACCGTCATCCAAAACCAGTGGGCGAAACTTGCAGGACAGGAACCCATGACCATTTTCGAGCATCGAAACCACACAACGCGGCCACGAACTGTTCGACCGCACAAAAGAAACAAACGGGGTCGTCTACTACGGCCTGAAAAACTGAAAGGAAACAAAAACATAATGTCGGAACTCGCAGAGGACACCAGAAGGGTAACGCTTCTACTGGGAGACAATCCGGAAGGAAAAACTCAATGGCATACATGCTTGGACTTGTCCCACAACGAATATGCCATCCAAAAACTGCGTGAGACCGGAAGACTGGAAGCGGGGAAGGCCACTTCGCTGACCGTCGGACAGTTGCAGAACCTTCTCACCAAGGCACAGAAGGACGCCCACGGGTTCCAAGACACCCCCACCGGCAAACGCTTGCGAGGCAGTGAGCCTGAACGGAGACTACAGGCATACAAGTTCGCTGAAAACCTCAACCGTGCCCTCTGTGAAGGCTCTCCCGTGTATTGTTCGGAGTCTGAGCCGAGGCTGGACTTATCTTTCCCGAGTTTCAAGGACTGACCATAATTGGGAAGGCATTCAAACAGACAAGCCCGACCGACGACGATAGGCGAGACGCCTTCTTTCGATAGTCTTATCGCCGCCGGAGTAAGGGATGGCAAAGAATGGGCGAGACAGCGTGTGCAGAAAAGGATAGCCGCCGTACTGTCCGTTCTTGTCGCCCTGTCCTTGTGTTGTGGCGGCGGATACTATTGGTGGGATACCCAAGGCAAGGCGAAGCGTGCCCATGCCGAAGCTGAGGACGCCTGTTTCCAACAAGTCAGCAGGATGACGGAATCGTATAATAAGTCGCTCCGACTGTATGCTCAGGTGTCTTCCAAGTTCAACAAATTGGACGAATCATATGATTTGGACACGTTGGCTGCTTTGCAAGGCAAGAAGCCGAAGGAGTATGAGAATCTGCATTGCTCCACGGATTTGGATGGCGACAAGCGGAAGGCGATGTCTTTGAAGCGTTCGTATGATGAGCTTTCCAAGGAGTATCGCAAGGCTCTTACCCCCGTTAGAAAATAGTATGCTATACTGGAAACGTTCACATACAGCCTATCGTTTAGGAGAAAAACTTGAACAACGATAACGTCAACCACCCCAGCCACTACACGTCAGGCCCCTTCGAATGCATCGAACTGACCTCACGATACCCGTTCCTAGGAGGCAACGCAATCAAATACGTGTACCGCTGGCAAGACAAGAACGGTCTGGAAGACTTAAGGAAAGCCCTCTGGTATCTGGACCGAGCGAAAGCGGAAAGCCCCTACGAACCCATCGGACTTTACCCGCTCGACTCGCTTGTTCCACCTTATGGTTGCTTCCACATCGATGACGAATCAGTTCATATGCTGAGGAAGCTCGCCCGGCTCAACTGGCAGAATATGCGAGGATTCTGGAAGGGCATGGCCGAACTCGCTTGCGACCACAAGTCCGGTTACACCCGCGCCAAGAAGACATTGGAGCGTCGAATCCGACTGCTGGAATCCATGCTGACCGACGAGGAGCAGACCGTCCTGTCCGCCATCTGGCAGGACAAGGAGCTGACCGAATCGCAGAATCGAATCGCCTACCGTCTGCAATCCCGTGGACTTGCGAAACTGGACAAGTCCGATGGCGTGTGGAACCCGACCGGAAAGGAGCGCTGACATGAAGGAGGAGAACGAAACGTTCCTTGAGCGAGTGTCCTATGCTATGTTCCGGTATGGTCTGGGTTTGTACTTGCTGTCCGGAATGGTGTCCCTGTTGGGGCTTGTCGGCTGAAACGATTTTCTTGGTATTGGGGTTTGCCTTTCGTCGTATGCGGCATACTGTTTCTAGTCGTGTTTCCACTGGCGTTGTTTCTCCTGTCGGTGGATGATTGGAGACAGAAAAAACATGTCGGAGAAAACGAGATTAAGGTTTCGTAGAATCGAAGCCGGATTGTTGAAAGCCTTCCATCGGGGTTTCAGTCTGTTGCTGGCGGTGTTTCTTTTCACTTTGCTGGCGATTGTGGTGCTTCATCTCGTATTTGGAACGTATGCGGTCGGGCTTCTGGTCATTCCGTCCGTCGTGGTGATTATCGAGGCATTACTGGCGGCTTTGGATTTTCTGTTTGAGTTCCTTGCAGGGGATGTCACGTATGAGCAAGCTGGCATAGAACCCCCCGAAGGGACTTTTTCTAAAAATTCTGAGGATTCTTCCGTGATGGATGACTCTCGTATGTTTGCCGCCGTTTTGAAGGCTTCCCGCAAGTCCGGAAGGCCGAAGAAGGACGACACGCGCTGACGTTAAGTTGCCCCCCCCTAAGATAGTACAAGCTATATTGGACTTGTCCACATATGGTAATATGGGGGCATGACTGGTACAACACACTCAAAAGAAATCCTGATGATACGAATCGGATACGCACCCCGACAAGGCCGCGTATACTTCCAACCACACACCGTGATGCAGGAATACCTCCGATTCAGCAAAGAACACGACAACCACGTCCTATGGAAATGCGGAATCATCGGCGTCATGAAAAACGTGGAGCAGGTAATCCTGTACGCGCACGACGAAGACCTCATGCTCATAGGCGAAGTGACTGGCTTCGGAAGCCCATACAATCCAAGGACATGGGACGAAGGAAGCTTCTACCAATGTCCCAAACCATGGTCTAAAGAACCAGCCAAATACTGGATAGCGTTGGACAACCTGAGACCATTGGAAGGGTTCAACCCAGACCTGTATGAACTCGCCGCAGGTAAAGACAAGGGCAAACCGTTGTCCTTGGTGTTCGAACGCAAGGTACCCATGCTGACCATGGCCGACGCCGATGGCAAACGCAAGTCCGCTACCACTTCCCGACGTTCGGGACTTACCCGTATTCGACTACGTGAGGTGTGACTGATTCCAGTATTGGACACATTCGCAAAAACACCCTATACTGGAAGTAGTCACATAAGAGTAAGGATAACACCATGACCGAAACACTCATGGACAGACGTGCAGTATTCATGCGCATCAGTTCGGAATCAGACCTCATTGGAAAAGCCAGCGTCAAACCCGACGAAGACACCATCATCCGCTACAACTGGCGACAGGCGGAAAGCATGATGGATGAAATCATCAACCATGCGGAACAGAACGATGGCAAAGCCATCATCCCGTTCGACAGCATCGTCTCAGTCCGCTCGCTCGACACCTGCTCCCAGTTCATCCTCTGGCGCACCGACGGCAGATATCTCATCGGCAAACTGTACGAGTCCGGAGAGGACTACAAGTACGGTATGGACGACCGTGACGGCTACACCGCACCGACCGCACTGCGGGCGAAAACCGCGTCCCGCTGGGTGAAGGTCAAGAACATCAAAAGCGGGGATGACTTCCCGTTCGAGAAATGGTATATCGAAGCATACCGTCATCGCGCTCGTAGCAAGACACCGTTGGATGCAGCCTTGAAGAACAGTCACATGAACGTCATGTTCGTATATAAGGAGGAGGGTAAGGAAGATGCCTAAAATCATCGTGCCGGGCAAACGTCTCACGGCGGATGTCACCCATAAGATTCAACCTATGATTACAGTCAAGGATACGACCGGCAGGGAATGGTTCGCCCGAGCCATGTTCCTTAGTCTGAACCGTGGGACAGGCGACAATTGGAAGGTCGAGGATTTCAGCCTTTCCATCGCTGCCAAGGAAAATTACGCGTTCTACAAGAACACCAAGCTTGGAGTGGAAATCCGTCTCGACCAGAATCCTGAACTCAAGAAACTGGTAAACGAATACGTGTCCATAGTCAAAAAAGACACCACTCAAGCCGGAGCCTGATTTTTACCAAAACAGCAAGAATAGAACCTCCCTTTCGCGTAAGGTTGTTTACAGCGAAACGGAGGTTTTCTTTTATGGTTTATAATCCGTCAGAACCGCGTGACCCGCTGGGCAAGTGGATGAAAGCGCATGGTGGCAATCCGAAGGCGAGTCTTGCCGATAATGTCAAAAATCTCAACTATGCGGAAGAGCATGGGGCGGCTGTCGATACCAAAAACACGCCGACAGCGGTAATTGACCAGATAGCCAAGACCGGCAAAGACGAGGACAACCGGCTGGAGGCGCTGATGAACCCGAACATCAGCGACGAGACGCTTGACTCGTTCAAGTACAGCGACGACGTGAGGGAGCGCACGGCAGTCGCGTCCAATCCGAAACTGGACGGCAAGACGCTCGACATGATGGCGGACGATGACAACTTCTATGTGAAACGTGCCGTGGCCCTCAACCGCAACACCCCGACCAACACTCTGGAACGGCTCGAAGGTGATGCCGACAAGGACATTGCCGACTACGCTCTCATGGCATGGTGTCGGAACCGTTCGCTGGAATACTGTAAGGAAGGCGATTACGGTAATCCCAGCGTCCTGCTCGGGCAGAACAGATACCATCAAACACTGAGGCTCGAAGAGCTTATGGACTACGACGATGTGAGAGACCCCATGCCGCTACCGGGGCAGGACGGTTACAACGACTATATCGAGACCAACGAGAAACTGCATGTCTGCGACGCGTACACGTCGGAGATAGCCACGGAGGCGGCTAGGAACGGCGACTACGACGCAGCCTTGCAAATCTTCGAGGCCGGTCACAGCGAATGGACAGACGACAGGGCGGGAACCACCTTCCCCCTTAGCAAAGGCAGGATGAAATGCCCCGCCATGGCTATCGACGCGGAGACGAAATTGGCTGACCAGTTCCTCTACCACGCCTCGTCCGAGCAGTGCGAAAAACTCCATGAGCTAGGCTACGATTCGTCGGCGCAGGGCATACTGAACCGTTTCGACATGACCAACACCATCAGCACCCGCCCCATGGCGGAACACTGCACGGTGCCGGACAGGCTCGACAGGCTCTCCCAGTCGAAGGACTCAGAGACGAGACTTCATGTGGCGGGCAATCCGAACACCAGCCTTCACACGTTGGAGACGCTAAGCGAAGACAAGGACGAGAAAGTCAGCCGTAGGGCCGTCATGAATCTTGAACATTGCCGTGAGAATCAAAGGCTTTCGGACGAATACGCGGGAGTCGATTTCAACGATGACAGCGGATACGACGATATCCAATTCGAATACTAAAAGAAATTGGAGGAGGAATGTACAATCCTTTACAAGCAAGAGACCCGCTGGGCAAATGGGTCAAGGAGCATGGCGGCGCTTCAAGATTTGTTAGGTGAGGATTCCCCGCCTCTTGTGGGCGGGGAGGAATCGCCGTTCT